CAGGACATGGCACCATTTGGATTTTTAAACGATGGTTTAGAAAATGAAAGTTTTGTTGATACTGATGGAGATAGATGGTTTACAGATGAATATGGTGACATGTCTCATATGTGGCAATATCGATAATGGAATTAGATAAACAAATTCGTTTAGGGCACCTACTCCTTACAAATAGAAAGTGTAGAGTTTGTCTTGAAATGAAAAATTTGGTGGAGGATTTTTATAGAACTAGAAAAAATAGAGGACCAGTTCCATCATCATATTCATATGAATGTAAGGAATGTACAATAAAAAGGATAAAGGATAGTAGAATAAAAATTATAGATAACGATACATATCCTGACTGGTAGACAGTTCACACCATGTTTCCCCACTCAAAGTCATATAAATTCTAAATAATTTCAGATAAACTGAGTCTACGGAGAAAACTAAACATGGCGACTCCTCAATTATCTCCTGGAGTATTGACCAGGGAGGTTGATCTTACAGTAGGAAGAGCTGATAATGTTCTTGATAATATTGGTGCCATTGCGGGACCATTCAAGATTGGACCAATCGATGACCCAATCGATGTCTCGACCGAGCAAGATCTAATAAATGTATTTGGCAAACCATTGTCAACAGATACTCAATATGAGTATTGGATGAGTGCATCAAACTATCTTTCATATGGTGGAGTCCTCAAGGTTGCTAGAACTGATGGAAGCACACTGAACAACGCCAATTCTGGCGTATCGGTAGCATCAACTACAACGTTAAAGATTAAAAACTATGATAATTATCAGGAGTCATATACTACTGATACCACATTTACTTGGGCAGCAAAAAATCCAGGAAGTTGGGCAAATAAATTAAAAGTTTGTGTAATTGATGGTGTAGCAGACCAAATTATCGGAATCACCACAGTTAGTCTTGCTGGTGCCGGTGTAACAGTTGGAACTGGAGTTACTGCATCAATCGATTCTACACTAGCTGGATCTGGATCTACTGAAACTTTCACTGGATACTTAAAGGGAATTGTTGTTGGTGTTAACACTAATACAGCAGATGGAACTAAAAGTACAGCAACAGTAAAAGTTGTTTCTAGAGTATCTACTGCAGGAACAGAAACAAAAATTGATTATGCAGAAGGTGCAGTAGGATCTGCATTTGCTGCAGGAACAATTACTGTTGGTGGACAACTTGCAGGAGAGTCATTAACTGCCACTTCAGCAACAGACTGGTACGATGACCAAACATTAGGATTGACAAATTCTACTGTCTTCTGGAAAACTTTAGCACCAAAACCAGCAACAACTCAATATTCTTCAACTAGAAATAGTAAGAATGATGAAATTCACGTTGTAGTTGTTGATGATACTGGATCAGTCACAGGTGTTCAAGGTAATATTATTGAGAAGCACATTGGACTATCTAAAGCAAAAGACGCTATCTCCGCAGTAAATTCTCCACAGAAAATTTACTACAAAGATTATATTGCAGATTTCTCTGCAAATGTCTATGCAGGATATAATATTTCACAAGCAGAAGTTACCTCCACATATGGAAGTATTCCTGTTGCAACAGGATTCTCTTCTGGATTTGTTGCAGAAACTCTTGGAGATGGTCTTTGGGGACTTGATTCGCAAGGAGTTACATTTACTGGTGTTGGAAATCTTTCATATACACTTGGAGGAGGAGTAGATTACTCAGCCGCTGGTGGAATGAAGGCAGAACTTTCCGATATAATCACATCATACGCCAAATTCTCAAATAAAGATGAGATTGCAGTTGATTATCTAATCATGGGTCCTGGATGTACCAATAAATTTGATTCACAGGCAAAAGCAAACTATCTAATCTCTCTTGCCAATCAGAGAAAAGATTGTATGGCGGTTGTTGGTCCTCATAGATCAGACCTTGTTAACGTATCTAATACGGAAACACAAACAACAAACTTGATCAATTACTTCACACCACTTCAATCATCATCATACGCAATCTTTGATAGTGGATATAAGTATCAATATGATAGATTCAATAATCAATTCAGATACGTTGCATGTAATGCAGATGTCGCTGGTTTGATGACTCGTACAAACTTGAATTCTTTCCCATGGTTCTCACCTGCTGGACAACAGCGTGGTGTTATTAATAATGCAATTAAACTTGCATATAACCCAAATAAAGCACAAAGAGATCGTCTCTATCCTAAGAGAATTAATTCCTTCATTACTCAATCTGGAACGGGAACTCTGCTATTTGGTGACAAGACCGCACTTGCATATCAATCTGCGTTTGATAGAATCAATGTTCGCCGCTTGTTCCTTACAATCGAGCAAGCATTGCAAAGAGCAGCAGAAGCACAACTCTTTGAACTCAATGACGAGTTGACAAGAGCAAACTTTAGAAACATTGTTGCACCATATCTCCGTGATATTGAAGCAAAGAGAGGTCTTTATGGTTTCTTGATTGTTTGTGATTCCACCAATAACACTCCTGATGTTATTGATAATAATGAGTTTAGAGCAGACATCTTCCTGAAGCCTGCGAAATCTATCAACTATGTAACCCTCACATTTGTTGCCACTAGAACTGGCATCAGTTTTGAGGAAGTTGCTGGTAGAGTTTGATAAATTTATTAATAAAAAAGGAGGAGCATTAAATGTCAACTTTACGCACGATTTCAAATCTTAAGAGTTCTCTGAAGGGGGGCGGCGCACGCCCCAATTTATTTGAAGTATCTTTAACAAATTTTCCAGCTGCCGCTGAGGGGGCTAGTTGGAATAATGACGCAAAAGAAACTTTCCAGTTTATGTGTAAGGCAGCTCAAATGCCTGCATCAAACGTAGCATCGATTGATGTTCCATTTAGAGGCAGAATTTTCAAAGTTGCTGGTGACAGAACTATTGATAACTGGACTGTTACTATCATCAATGATGAAAATTTCAAACTCAGAAATGCTTTTGAAGCATGGATGAATGGAATTGCTAAACTTGGAACCAACACTGGAGCAACCAACCCAGGGTCATATATGTCAAGCGCAACTGTTAGTCAGTTGGGTAGAGGTTATTCTGAAGGAAGAAATTCCAAAAAAGCTTCAGATACTGCTGGTGGAACTAGTGTAACACCATTAAAGACATATACATTTGAAGATATTTTCCCAGTTTCTGTTTCTTCAATTGATCTTTCTTATGATTCTAGTGATACGATTGAGGAATTTCAGGTGGAATTTGCAGTTCAATCTTTTGAATCTCTTTCTGAGGATCAAACTGGCATTGCTCTGAACTAATAAATAGAAGAGATAAAGTTCCAATATAATAATGTCAAAATTGTTTGGGTTCTCAATAGAGGACAACGAACCACTCTCACCGTCAGCGGTCTCCCCCGTTCCTCCTAATAATGAGGACGGGGTTGATCACTACTTGAGTAGTGGTTTTTTTGGTTCCTATGTAGATATTGAAGGTGTTTATAAGAATGAAAATGAGTTAATTAGAAGATATCGTGAGATGGCACTCCATCCAGAGTGTGATAGTGCGATTGAAGATATTGTAAACGAAGCAGTTGTTTCAGATTCCAATGATAGTCCGGTAGAAATTGAACTATCAAATCTTAATGCCAGTGATGGTATCAAGAAAACTATTAGAAGCGAATTTAAATATATTTTAGATTTATTGGATTTTGATAAAAAAGCGCATGAGATATATCGTAACTGGTATGTTGATGGTAGATTGTATTATCATAAAATTATTGATTTAAAGAATCCTCAAGAAGGTATTCAAGAACTTCGCTACATTGACGCTACTAAAATGCGTTATGTAAGAAAACAAAAGAAAAATGAACAGAAGCAACTGAATAAACTCAATCCTCTGAAAAATGATCCAATGGATTATGATTTTCCAGAGTTAGAAGAGTTTTACATTTATAATCCCAAATCCAATGTTAATTCTGGAAATATGGGAGCTCCTGGTGCAGGAATTAAGATGGCAAAAGATGCTGTCACTTACTGCACTTCTGGGCTTGTAGATAGAAATAAAGGACAAACTCTTTCATATCTTCATAAAGCAATCAAGTCTCTAAATCAATTGAGAATGATTGAAGATAGTCTTGTAATCTATAGACTATCAAGAGCACCAGAACGTAGAATTTTCTATATTGATGTTGGTAATCTGCCTAAGCAAAAAGCAGAACAATATTTGCGTGATGTTATGATGCGTTATCGTAACAAACTTGTATATGATGCAAACACTGG